ACGGTCCAGCCGCCGACATCGCTGGGCACCACGGCTTCCACCACGATCCAGTTGGGGTTGTCCGGGTGCTGCTCCAGGCTGGTGATGGGCAGGCGGTGGACTTCGCGCACCAGGCCGGTTTGCGTTTGCTGGGGCACCACGGGATTGCCGTTGCCGTCCCCCAGGGCCATGTGGGTCCAGGCGACAGTGGTTTGCTGCACCTGGGCGTTGGCGTGCAGCGCGGCGCCAATGTTGGTGAGGATGGTGTAGAAGTTACTCATGGCATGGGGTAGACGGTGGTGGTGATGGCGTCATGGGCCGCGAATGCCCAGGCGGTGGCCACAGCCGGGGGCTGGATGTCCCGGGGCTGCAGCGGGTAAACGGTGGTGGTGTCGCCGGCCAGCAGCTGGATGCCGATGTGCAGAGCGCCGCGGCTTTGCAGCGAAGTTCGCAGGGTGCGCATCACGCAGCGCTGCGCCTTGTTCTCTTCGATCAAGGCCGCGGCACGATCCATGGCCGATTGCGTCAAGGGCCGGTCCACCACGGCCACATCCACATCGAACTCTGCCCAGTGGCCGGCGCCGGCGGGGTGCTCGATCACGCGCACGTTTTCCAGGCCGCTGCGTAGCAGTGCATTGCGCACGGCCCAGGCGGTGCCCTTCTTGCGGTGCAGGCGCCGGGCATCGGCCACCATGGCGCGTTGTTGGGTTTCGGTCCAAGCGGGGTCCCACTCGTCCATGCTCCAGGCCCAGGCCAGCCAGGGCAGCAAAGGCAGGGGGCAGGTGGTGGGGTTCCACAGCTGGCGGATGACTTCCGGGCGGTGCGGCAGGTGGGCAGCCTTGGCCATGGCGCGTTCCAGCGGCGTGGCGTTGGGGGGCAGCAGGTGAGCCTCAGACATAGGTGCCTTCGGCCAGGGTCACATTCATGGCGGTGCAGTGGGCCACCTGGTGCGGCGCCACGGCAATGTAGGCGGCGGGGGTGGCGATCTCCACCCGTTGCACCCCCTGGACATGCAGCGCGGCCGTGATGCCGCTGCGCGTGACGTCATAGCCCAGACGGCGGCAGCGGGCCAGGTACTCGGCCAGGGCCATCTGCGCACGCTCCAGCACGGTGGCCACCACAGGCCCCGGGTAGGGGTAGAGCACCGCATCCACCGCAAACGGTAGCACCTCGGCAGAGGCCACCTCCACGGTGTCGTTCATCGGGCGCATGTCGTCGGGGCTCAGTACAGCCTTGACGGTGTCCAGCAGATCTTGCGGGGCGGTGCCATCGCCCTCGGTGCTGAGCACCACCACCCGCACGGTGCCCGCGGTGGGTGTCAGCGGCATGGCGTCCAGCACACGGGCATCGGCGCTCAGCGCATGAAAAATGTAGCTGCCCTTGCTGCCGGCGACTGTCAGCCCCTCAAAAGCCATCTGGGCGCGGCGGCGCAGCTGGGCATCGGTCTCGCCCGCCAGGCGCTGCACGCCGTTGTTGGCCGCGGCGTTGTCCAGGTCTTCCTCCACGGCATAGGCCAGCATGCAGGCTTGGGCACTGTCGTTGATGCGGGCCTGCATGGCGACGTTCTCATAAGCCCAGCGTTGCAGCAGCTTGGTGGCGGGCTCGGATTCCAGCTCCAGGACTTCGGCCAGCTCTGGCATGTCTTGCACCACCAGGGCCTTGAGGCGGCCAAACTCGGCCTCAAAGTCCAGGGGCTGGACGACGTTGGGGGCGGGCAGCTGCGAGAAGTCCACACTCATGCCGAACCCCGCATCTGTAATGCCGCGGACAGGCTCACGGCCTGGCCCAGGTAGTCGCCTTGCAGATCCACGGTGGCCTGGCCGGGTCGGTCGCCGGCGGTCATGCCCACGCGGGTGACGCGCAGGCGGGGCTCCCACTTCATCAGTGCGCTGGCGATGGCGGCATAGCAGCGCAACCGGGTGTTGGCGTTGTCAGGCTGATCGATCAGGCTGGGCAGCAGGCTGCCGTAGTTGCGCCGCTCCAGCCGGCTGCCCAGCGGGGTGGTCAGGATGTCGGCCACGGATTGCCGGACATGGTCAATCCCGGAGATGCGCCGGCCAGTGGTGCGGTCCATCAGTTGGGCACTCCCGTATTGCCGCCATGCGGGTCGGGATGGGTGTGACCATCGTCGATGCGCTTGCCGTTGTGGGTGATCTGGCCGTCCTCGAACTGCATGCCACCCTGAACGACATTGCTGCCGCCGGCGCCGGCTTTACCGGCGATGCTGCCGTTGAAGCTGAGCAGCTTTTGAATAGTCACTGCGCCGGTGAACTCGGTGTTTGGGCTGTCCACCTTGTAGTCTGGGGTGGTCAGCGTGGTGCCTTCGGGGGTGATGCGCAGCAGTGAGGCACCCACTTGCAGCTCGATCGCGGAGGTGATTTCAAACCGCAGGGTGCCCGTGGGGCGGTGGTGTTCCCAGAAGTCGGTGCTGCTGAAGTCGTGGCGTTCCACGTCAGTACTGGCGGCGCCCTGTGGCATGTCGGTGCTGAACAGGCCAGGGAAGGCGATGGCCTGGTTGAGGTCGCCTTCGGGCGAGAACAGCACGCAGGGCTCGCCCTGGGCCGGGGTGCGCCAGTGCCGTGTCTGTCCGGCGCCGCCCGCGGCCAGTGCGTACCAGGGCACCCAGGTGGTGACCAGCTCTTCGCCCAGCCGCACGGTGCAGCGCGCGGGGCTTCCGGCGCGCACGTCTTCCACGCGGCCAGTGCGGATCATGTTGGCAATCAGGCGGTACAGCTCAACCGGGCTGAGTTCGGGGGGCGTGAACATGCCAGGGATGGTGCCCAAGCACCCACACACGCGCCAGCGCGTGCGCATGTAGCGGCGCGTGCTACACAAACTGATGCTAGAAGTCGGTCAGGCGCTGCAAGATCAGGTCACACAGTGCATCCATCTGCTGGTCGTTGATGCCCAGCAGCTCGCGCACGGGGTATTGGTATTCGGCGCCTGTCTCGGTCACCCGGTCCCGCAGGCCATAGTGGTGCACACGGGCAATGCGGGCGGCGCGGCCCACAAACTCCACCACGGCTTCGCTGGGCGTAGCCGCCATGCGCAGGTGGCGGGCCAGACGCAGCTTGCGGAACATAGGGCCTTGGCGCAGCCGGCCCCGGGCGTCGCGGCTGCGGTGCTTGCGGGGCTCCCAGGCCTGGCCGTCCGGGCTTTGCTGGGCGGCCATGTTCTTTTGGTTGGCAGCGCGGGCATGGCGGGCCACTTCGCGGGCCAGCTTGCGCTGCTCACCGGGCTGCAGCTTGGTCAGCAGGGGGGACAGCCAGGATTCCAGCCGGGTCAGATCATCCATGGCTTACTGGCCCACCACGTTCACGGGCGGCCACGCGGCCAGCTGCTGGCCGTTGAGGTACAGGGCGGTCACGGCATCGTGTGGTGAGCCATCCAGGGAGAGCGGCTCCAGCCGGTGCACCAGCTCAAAGGCCCCGGCCGGCCCTTGTGGCACGGGGCGGGCGCTGACGCTTTCGGACAGCTGCAGGTCCAGCACCAGATCCATGGCCTGGGTGTTGAGGTATTCGGCCTGGATCTGGATGGCCTGTTTTTGCCGCTCGGGGTGGTGTAGCAAGTCAGGCTGGTGGGCGCGCAGCCACACCAGCGTGGGGCCGATCACCGCATCCGGGTGGCCGGTGAAGTCGCAAAACACCAGGCGCAGCTGGTACTGCCACTGCCAGCCCAAGGCGGCGGTGCCGGTGGTGGCCACATGCCCGCCGGTCACAAACATCAGCAGGTTTTCCGGGTTGCGCCGGTACTCGGGCAGGGCGGCGGTCAGGTGGTCGCGCAGGCTAGGGGGTTTGCGCATGGGTCATGCCCTCCAGCTTCAGCCGCCAGGCGTCGTGGGCGTCTTTGACGGCGTTGTACTGGGCGATGCAGTAATTGAGGTCACGGATGGAGGCATCGCCTTCGTGGGGGATGGTTGCAAGATCTGCTGCTGCCGCTGGGTCAAGTTGGGCGCGCGCGGTTGCAGGTTCAGCGCTGGAAACGCCGGCGTCTGGTAGTCCGCTGGACTGACAGCTGGCGGGCACGATGGGGACGCGCACGCTGACAGTGCCAGCACGCACGCCAGCGACATGGGTGTGGTGTTTTTCATTGGCTTGGCCTTGCTCTTGGCTCAACTGGGTTTGCAGCGCGCTGATCTGCGCCTGCATGCGGGTTTCGCTGGCGGTGCGCTCGCCGCGCAGCCAGGCGGTGGTGATGGCGGTGCGCCGCTGCAGGTCCTGCAGCTCTTGCTTGGCAGCCACCGCAGCGTTGCGCGATTCGTAGAAGATGCCGGCAAAGCCACCGGCGGCCAGCAGCACGGTGTACAGCAGTGCATCGGCCAGCAGCTCCTTGGCTTGGGTCTTCATGCGGGCCCCCCCTGGCGGCAAAAGCTGGTTTCGGCCTGGCGGCGGTTGGCCAGGCCCTGGACGAAGGTGAAGACTTTGGCGCCCGTGGCGGGATCGATGTGGCTGACGAAGCTCCAGACCGGGCGGCCTGCATCGGACATGGACAGTCGGCGGCAGCCGGTGGCCCAGTCTCCCTGATTGAAGCTGGCCATAGCCTGGCTGGTGCAGGTGCTGGGGTGCCCAAAATTCCAGGCATGGCTGCTGGCCCCGTCAAAAACATACTGGGGCGGCAGCAGCTTGAAGCATTGGGCCAGCGCGGTCTGCACGCGCTGCAGGGCGGCGGTTTCTTCACGCTCGCACTGCTCGGGGCTCCAGCGCTGGCCCACGATGATGGGGGTGGTGGTGACATGGCGGGTCAGCCCCTTGCACACGGTGGGCAGGCCACCGGCCAGCTTGTCGGCGTACACGGTGTACTGGGCCTTGCCCTCCCAGGTACCCAGAAAGCCCAGCAGCGCAGCGCTGGCCAGGACCAGGGTGCCGCCCAGGTGCGGGAAGTACTGCTTCATGGCTGCACCTGCCCGGTCTTGGCGGACTTCCACCAACGCCACAGCAGCCACAGGATCTGCAGGACCAGATACACGATGGTCAGCATGGTGATGGTGTCGGCGCTGGACCACGCCTGGCTTTGCGCCGTGGTGGCAACGATGACGGGTGGTGTGCCCTTGGCGGCTTCGACGGCCGCCGACTGCAGTAGTTCTTGCTTACTCATGCTCACTCCCAGAGCGTGACGGTGGTTTTGGTGGTGGCGGCCACCAGATCCGGCATCAGCACCAGCAGCCCCTGGGGCAGCACCAGCCCATGGCGGGCGAGGCCGGGGTTGGCTTGCAGCACGGCTTCCACGGCACCCAGGGTGCGGCCGTAGTGGCGCCAGCACAGGGCATCGACGGTTTCGCCTTGCTGGGTGCGGATCTGGGTGGCCATGGCTTACAGCAGCTCGACGGTGCAGCGGGCAACACCCAGCAGATCCGAGATGGCCCAGCGCTGCTTGCGCCGGTGATCCCCCAGCTGGACGACCAGTTCTTCCATCACGCGATCGGCCTTGCCGCTGCCCGATGGGGTGCTGGAAATGTTGCGGTACATCTCGGCCAAGTCGGCCATCAGGCAGTAGTGCACGGCGCGCTGGTAGTACAGGACCTTGGCGCTGGTGCCGCCGACCTGGGGCGCGGGCACTTCGTCCAAGGTGGCATAGCCCCAGCGGCTGCGCTGCTCGTCGGCCCATGCCTGCAACTCGGCATTGACGCTCAGCATCGCGTCCTGCAGAGCTGGCAGCAAGCGTTCCTTGGTCACGGTGCCGTCCAGGCGGCAGGCATCGCGTACGGCCTGGGGGCTCATGTCGGGGAAGAAGCCGTCATTGCTGACAGTGCCTTCTTGCGGGGCGGCTGGCGGGTTGGCGGTGACGATGAAAGACATGGCGGGCTGGCTTTGTGAATAAGGGGACGGTGGTCAGGGGCGTTGGCCGGTGCGCAGTGAAACTGGCGGGCCGCAGCCCCTGAGCCGTCCGGGTGCGGGGTACGCTCAGTTGGGGGCCTGGTTGCCGCTGTCTTGCGGCTGCAGCTCTTTCAAGCGGCGCTCCAGGCGTTCCACGTCTTTTTTCACGCCCACTTGGGCGTGCAGTTCGATGGCGCGCTGCAGGTGGGGCAGGGCGATGCGCACCCGGTCCAGCTGCAGGGCCTTGATTTCTTCGGCATTCAGGTCGTGCGTGGCGTGCTTGCCCATGGCGGCCCAGCCGATGGCCTTGTGCAGCTTGGCGCGGGCCTGGTCGTGGGCGTCGTGGTCTTTGGTGAGTTCGTCCACCTTGGCCAGGACGGTCAGGGCGTCCACCCCAGCCAGCTGGCCCTTGATGGCGGCTTCGCTGACCTCGTCCAGCAGCAAGGTGGGCACGTTGCGGTTGAAGCGGTCGGGCAGCACCAAGCCATGGCGCAGGCAGTACTCGCTCACCTGCAGGGCCTGCACCCACTCGCCCACATCCAGCAGCCAGACCAGCAAGGTGGTCACCACGGGGTCTTCCACGCCGGCGTCAGCTTCCAGCACGCCATCCAGGTACTCGAAGTACTCGGGCAGCAGCTTGCGCTTGGCCTCGATCTTCTTTTCCGTGGCCTGGATGTCCTTAAGCTGGCGCATGTGGGCGTGCAGCTGGGCCAGCATCAGCTCATGCTGGCTGCCGGAGGCTCCACCAAACGGGTCTTGCGCTGCGGCGCGGGTGGCTTCTTGCGCCGCCAGAATGCGTGCGCGATGGCGTTGGGCCGGGGTCATAGGCATAGCGGGTGCTCGCTGTAGGGTGGGGATGCCGGCCGCAGGCAGCGGCGGCCGGGTTCAGTCGCGGTCAGGTGGCGGCGAATTCCTGGATGTTTTCCACCAGTGCGCAGCGGTCGTAGTCCTCGATCACGAAGGCGTCATTGCTGGACTCGAAGGTCTCGATGCCGTTGCGCTCGGGGCGCTCCAGTACGGCACGGCGGCGGGCGCCTTCCTGGTAGTAGATGGACAGGTTGTCCAGGCTGGTGATCAGCACCTTGCCGGCCGGGAAGTAGGGCACCACCATGGCCTGCATGCCGCCCAGGCGGCGCTGGCTGATGACGATGTCGGCCGCCAGCTGTTCCGTGGGGGCGTCGTTGTTGGCCACCAGGGGGAACAGCTTGTCGTGCATCAGGTCGCTGCCCACGATGACCACCATGTCGGGGTCTTCGCGGTGCGCCTCGCCCACCAGCGTCATGCGGGCGTCGTAGACCAGGGCGTCCAGGTTTTTGTAGTCGGCATCGGCATGGCCAAAGGTGATCTTGCCGGCGACTTCGCCTCCGGCCATGACACGGGCGGGCGCTTTGGTGCGGATCTTTTCCAGCCAGCCGATGTTCACGTCCTGCAGCAGCGGGTTGGCTGCGCGGTCGGTGGTGTCTGCCGCGCTGGTGCCGTTCCAGCCGATCATGATGCGGTCCAGCGCGCAGCGGTCCACGATGACCTTGCTGATGCGGGTCTGAAAGTCGGGGAACTTGGCCCAGGCGTCCAGCTTGGCATAGGGCATGAAGGTGTCGTAGTCGGTCTGCTTGCAGACGTATTCGTTCTTCTCCAGGCCGGTCACATCACGGCCAGAGCGGCGGCCGTTGCCGCTGGTGTTGGTGCGGCCTGCGATGGTGCTCGATGCCACCAGGCCCAGGGCCTCGCCCAGCTGCTCGGTCACGCCGATGATGTTGATGCGGCCCAGGAAGGCGCTGGACTGCTGCAGCTTGACTTCCAGCTTCTGCTGGGCCGTGGGGGTGACGTTGAATTTGTTGCTGACATCGCTGACCGCCAGGCCGTTGAGGGCGGCAATCTGGCCCAGGTAGCCATTGAAGGCTTTGCGGGTTTCGTTACGCATGGTGCGTTCCTTCAAAAAATAGGTTGCGTGTGTGGGTGGGGCGTTGGCTTAGAACTCGGCCAGCTGCTGGCCGTGGCCACCGGAGGCGGCTGGGCGCGTAGGGTCCGCAGGCTGCTGGCTGAGCTTGGTGACCAGCTCGGAGTGCTGGGCACTGAGGGCGCTGAAATCGCCGCGCAGTGCATCCATGGCTGCAATCTGCTGCTGGCCGAAGGCTTTGAGCCCTTCCAGGGCCTGGGCGACGGCCGCCTGCTGCTCGGCCGTGAAAGCCGCAGGAGCCGCTGTGGTCGGCGTGGCGGGTGTGGACGCTGCAGGGGCAGCAGACAAACCCAGCGCCTTGGCAAACGCGGCCACGACGGTGTTGAACACGCTGGGGTCCGCCGGCGCGGTGGAGGGCGCTGTGGCTTCCTCCAGCTCCAGCGTGAATTCCTGGCCCGCCGTGAAGAGGGTGTTGGCGTTGGTCTTGCGGTGGGCCAGGGGGCTTGCTGCGGGGTGCTGCTGGGCAAACTGCAGCAGCTCGGTGCCCAGGCTGGCGGGGCTGTCGGTGACGGCCAGGCCGACCAGGTAGGCTTCGCCCGTGCCGGCAAAGTTGGGGTCCACCTCGATCGAGGTGTAAAGCTTTTGGCCGGCCTTGTTCATGGCGACCAGAGATTCCAGGGGCTTGATCTGGGCAAACAGGGCCAGCTTGCCGTCTTCGACCGCTTCGGCCTTGACGGCGACCACGTCGCCCTGGGCAGCGAAGGCGCTGTCGGGCAGCAGACCGCGCATGTGTTCGATCCACACACGGGCGCCGTACTTGGCCTGGCTGAAGTTTTTGGCCATTTGCTCGATCCAGCTGCGCTCGATGGCGCGGCCGTCGGTGGTGGCGCCTTCGGTGGCCACGCGGAACCATTTGGACTTTTGGGGCATGTTCGTTCGGGGTTGGTTGCAGGGGGCTTTGCAGCGGTAGCCTCTATGGTCTGACCGACCCCCTGTCAGCGGCAAACGCTTTGCCATGTAGCGCCGCTTGCTACATAAATGCGTAGGTGCACGCGCGCGAATGCATGCCCAAACTGGCGGGTATGACAGCCACTGAAGGCCGCAAGGCGCGTTTGCGCCAAGGCCAGCACAACCCTTGCCCCTTCCCCAGCACCGAAGCTGCAGCCCCGGAAACGGCGCAGCTGGATGTGCTGCACGCGCTGACCGACCCCACCCAGGACAAGCGCCGCAAAGCCCGGGCGCTGTACTGGATGGGCTGGCGGGTGACGCACATTGCCGAACACATCGACGTGCCGCGCACCACGGTGCACGAGTGGAAGCAGGCCGATGGCTGGGACAAAGCCAAGGCGGTGGAGCGGGTGGAGGGCACGCTGGAGATGCGGCTGTGCACCTTGATCAACAAGGAGAACAAGACCGGCGGCGACTTCAAGGAAATTGACCTGCTGGGCCGCCAGATGGAGCGCTTGGCCCGGGTGCACAAGTACGCGGAGACGGGCAAGGAAAGCGACCTGAACCCCAACATCAACGCCCGCAACGCCGGTCCGAAGCGGCAACCGGACCGCAGCAACCAGCTGGGCGGCGAAGAGGGGCTGGAGAAACTGAAGACGGCCTTCATTGACAGCCTGTTCCAGTACCAGCTGACCTGGTGGCGCAACAGCCAGGAGCGCACCCGCGCCATCCTCAAAAGCCGCCAGATCGGCGCGACCTGGTACTTTGCCCGCGAAGCGCTGATTGATGCGCTGGAGACCGGGCGCAATCAGATCTTCCTGTCGGCCTCCAAGGCGCAGGCGCACATCTTCCGCGGCTACATCCTGGCCTTTGTCAAAGAGGTGCTGGGCATTGAGCTCAAAGGCGACCCCATCGTGCTGCCCAACGGGGCGACGCTGTATTTTTTGGGCACCAACGCGCGCACGGCGCAGGGCTACCACGGCAATTTCTACTTTGACGAGTTCTTCTGGACGCAGTCGTTCGACCAGCTCAACAAGGTGGCCAGCGGCATGGCGATGCACAAGAAGTGGCGCAAGACCTACTTCAGCACGCCCAGCAGCCTGCAGCACCAGGCCTATGCCTTCTGGAGCGGCAGTCGCATCAACAAGAAGAGGGCCAAGGCCGACCGCATCGAGCTGGACCTGAGCCACGACCGCCTGGCGGGCGGCTTCACCGGCGAAGACAAGATCTGGCGCCAGATCGTGACGGTGCTGGATGCGGCTGCCGGCGGGTGCGACCTGTTTGACCTGGACGAGCTGCGGTTTGAGTACAGCGACGACGAATGGGACAACCTGCTGATGTGCGGGTTTGTGGACGAATCGTTCGCCGTCTTCCCGCTGACCGAGCTGATGCGCTGCCATGTGGACAGCTGGGAAGCCTGGGCGGCGGACTGGAAACCGTTTTCGCTGCGGCCGTTTGCGTTCAAGCGGGTGTGGATCGGCTACGACCCGAGCCACACAGGCGATGCGGCAGGCCTGGTGGTGTTGGCACCGCCCGACAAACCCGGCGGTGCGTTCCGGGTGCTAGAGCGCATGCAGTTCAAGGGGGCGGACTTTGAAGCCCAGGCGGAAGTGATCCGCAAGCTGAGCGAGAAGTACCACGTGGAGCACATCACGATCGACACCACGGGGCTGGGCACCGGGGTGTTCCAGATCGTGCAGAAGTTCTTCCCCGCGGCACGTGCGCTGCAATACAGCGTGGAGGTCAAGACCCGCCTGGTGCTGAAGGCGCAAAGCGTGATCCGCGGCGGGCGCCTGCAGTTTGATGCGGGCGATGTGGACCTGCAGCGCAGCTTCATGGCCATCAAGCGCGAGATGACCGCGAGCGGGCGCAGCGTGACCTATGCCAGCGGCCGCAGCGACGAGACCGGCCACGCCGATCTGGCCTGGGCCTGCATGAATGCATTGGACAACGAGCCCCTGGAGGCAGCCGCAGTGGGCGGCATGGCCGAGGGCGGCGTGATTTTGGAGATTTTCTGATGACCGACTCGGCGACCCTAGCAGCGCCCCAGGCGATGGAGGCATTCACTTTTGGCGATCCTGAGGCCGTGCTGGACCGCCGGGAGCTGTTCGATTACTTCGAGTGCAACCTGATCCACAACGAGTGGTATGAGATGCCCATCAGCGCTGACGGCCTGTCGCGCATGCTGCGGGCGGGTGTCCACCACGCCAGTGCCATCCAGTTCAAGGCCCAGGTTCTGGCCAGCACCTTCAAGCCACACCCCATGCTGAGCCGAAGCACCATGCTGAAGGTGTGCAAGGACTACCTGGTGTTTGCCAACGCCTACCTGGAGCAGCCGCGCAACGTGCTGGGCAGCGGCATGCAGCTGACACACAGCCTGGCCAAGTACACGCGGCGACACCGGGATCTGCAGCGCTTTGGCTTCATGCCCAAGTGGAACGAGGTGCACACCTTCCGCCGCGGCAGTATCTGCCACATCATGGACCCGGACGTGGACCAGGAGGTCTACGGGGTGCCGCAGTACCTGGCCTCGCTGCAGTCCAGCCTGCTCAACGAATCGGCCACGCTGTTCCGCCGGCGCTACTACACCAACGGCAGCCACGCGGGTTTCATCCTGTACATGACGGACCCCAGCCCCAACCAGGCAGACGTGGACAGCCTGCGCACCGCCCTCAAGAGCAGCAAGGGGATCGGCAACTTTCGCAACCTGTTTTTTCACAGCCCGAAAGGGGAGAAGGACGGCATCAAGCTGATCCCCATCGGAGAGGCGACGGCCAAAGACGAATTCCTGAACATCAAGAACGTCAGCCGCGATGACCAACTGGCCGCGCACCGGGTGCCGCCGGAGCTGATCGGTGTGGTGCCCGGCAATGCAGCGGGCTTTGGCAACGTGGTCAACGCGGCCCGGGTGTTTGCCCGCAACGAGATCCAGCCCCTGCAGACCCACCTTGCCGCGGCCATCAACGATTTTGCGGGGGAAGAGATCTGCCGGTTTGACACCTACAGGTTGCCCGGAGTGGACGAGCCCCAGGCGCAAGAGCTGAAGTAAGCAGCAGCCCCCGCCAAAACAAAAGCCCCGCAATGCGGGGCTTTTGCTTGTATGGGCCTGGCTACTGGTGGTTCAGCGATGCGTCGGCAATCGCGCCTGCAGCGTGGTCCAGCTGTCGCGCGATCGGTTTAAGGATGGAGTGGATACAGGACGCACTCACCTTGTTGTGCTGCGCTGCTTCAAGAAGCTCACACAACGCGCCAACGCGCTCACTGGCCTGATCAATCTCTTTCTGGATCTTGCGCTTGCTCTCTGTAGGCATGGTCACCTGCTCAATACTGTATGCGCATACAGTATATGGGCTGTAACACACTGTGCGCAAGACATATCGCGGCACCTGCTCAGCCCCCTCAGCGCGCGCTCGAGACCCCGCCTCGCCCGCCCGCTTCGTGTGCCGATTTCGACGGTGCTGCCGGTTTCGCTGAAAACGCGCGCCAGTGCGCTTTGTGTGGCGGTTGGGGCGAATTGAATCCCGACGGGTTTTGACGGCGTCTGGTGCGTTTTAGGGCATTCCTGGGGCAAAAAACGTGCGCTAGGCTGGTTGTGCGTGGTTTGCCGTGGTTCAGCTGGATATAATGGCGGATTACGTATGCGCTGGGTTGAGACTTCGAGTCCCGCGAATTTCCCGCGAATGACGCATAAGTGATTGAAATTGCTTGTCGTTCGTATCGCGCCCCGCGCACCACATTCCAGTGAGACTATGCGGAATACGGTGCAGGCTGTGAACTGCAGCCGGCTCGGTCCACTACTTTCCCCGAATTAGGAATCACCATGGCCGTTACAGTTGAAACTCTCGAGAAGCTTGAGCGCAAAATCACGCTGAGCCTGCCCCTCGCTGCGATCCAGACCGAAGTTGAAGCGCGTCTGAAGAAGGTTGCACGCACTGTGAAGATGGACGGTTTCCGTCCTGGCAAGGTGCCCATGAATGTGGT